GAAGGAGGAGGGCGTTTTCTACTACAAACGGTAGTAATGTAGTTACTGTTCATGTTAGTAATCACGGTATATTGATAGGTGATTTTATTACTTTAAGTGAACTAACTGGAGACCCTGGTGGGATTGCAAACGCTAATTTAGAAGGCGAGTTTGAAGTACAAGATGTAACAGGAATAAACACTTTTACAATTATAGCAAGAGCAAACGCTACTTCTACACAAAGCATACCTGTCGGTGCAGCTAATATAACATTTCAAATAAATGTAGGTACAGATGTAGGTTCTGTTGACTATGGTTGGAATGTGGGTTCTTGGAATGAAGGCTCTTGGAATACGGCTAGGTCAGTTTCAGCTAATGTAATAGAACCAAGGGTATGGCAGTTTGATTTATATGGAGAAGACGTAATATGTAATTTAATAGGAGATAGGCTGTACTTATTTAATACTAGTTCAGGTATAAACTCCAGAGCAACCGAAATAACAGATGCTCCAGCGGCAACAGAATTTTTTATAATGGCCCCGACTTCTAGGCAACTAATATGTTTAGGAACGGATTCCACAGTTGGAGATAGTGCAACACAAAACAAAATGCTATTAAGGTTTTCTGATATAGAAGGTCTTAACACAACAACGTCTTCAACTTTTGATGCAATTACTAACACTAGTACATTTACCGAAAAAGTAGAAAATTTTGCAGGTGCTATACGATTAACAGACGGAAGTAAGATAATGACTGCTGTTAAGTCAAGAAACCAACTAATTGTTTTAACAGATACCGCAGCTTACGGTTTGCAATTTGTAGGCGGTACTCAAGTTTTTGCTTCTCAACAATTAGGAGCTAATTGCGGGTGTGTTGCTCCGTTAGCTGCTGTTGAAGCAGGTGGTATTACATATTGGATGTCTAAAGATTCGTTTTATATGTTTGATGGTACTGTTAAAAAATTACCTTGCACAGTAGAAGATTTTATTTTTGATAATTTAAACTTTACGCAATCTCATAAATTTCATGTTGGTCTAAACTCAAAGTTCAATGAAATTTCATGGTGGTACGCAACCACTAACTCTGACTATGTAGACAGAATGGTTACATATAATTATTTAGAAGGTATTTGGTCTGTTGGTAGTTTATCTAGGACGGCTTGGGTAGATTACGGGTCTTTTGAAAACCCTATAGGGGCTGAATTTTTACCAACCGATAGCTCAGATACTTTAACTGACATACAAAGTTTATCAAATGGTAGAAGCGTGTTATATACGCATGAAAAAGGTGTGAATAACGAAAATCAACCTATTACAGCTTTCATACAATCAGGTTATTTAGATATTGCTGATGGAAATAGCGTTTCATTTGTTCGTAAATTTGTGCCTGATTTTAAAAACCAACAAGGTAACTTAAACATACAATTATTAACAAGGGTTTACCCAAATGCTCAAGCAAAAGTTAGCGTTACAGATTTGCATGATATTAGCCCAACTACGGAGAAAGTTGACACAAGGGCGAGAGGAAGACAAGTATCTTTAAAAATACAAAGTCAAAGTGTAGACACAACTTGGCGTATAGGAGATAACAGAATACTAATACAACCTGACGGATTAAGATGAGTAAGATACACACAACAAGATTACCGTCTTTTTATAACAAAGATTACAACCCAGAACAATTAAATCAATTAGTTCTAGTTTTAGAAAGAGTCTTAACAGAATTAAATAGTGGTTATACGCCACCGCAGTCAGAAAATAATACACAAGCTATGGCTTGGTTTTTTGGAAAATAAATGTCAAATAAATTTAAAAGATTTTCGTTAGTAAATTTAGCCAATAATACACAAACTAGTATTTTAACTGTACCAACTGATACTACAGCTATTGTTAAATCAGCTATTGTTGCAAATAAAAGTGCAGGAACTAGAAACGTAAAAATGACTTACACCCCTGTAACAGACTCAGGGACAGGTACAGAAGTTATGTTGATACCAGTGGAGGGTGTTACAGCTAATCAAAGTGAAGATGTATTAAATGAGAGAAACCCCGTAGTTTTAGAAGGTAATGACATATTAAAATTTGAAATAAATGGCACTAGTGCTGATGTTACAGTAAATGTATTATTTGTTGACAGAGAATGATTGAGATAAAAAAAGTTAAGATTGATACAAAAATAAAAATACAACTAATAAATATGCAAAAAGTATGCTTACCAGAAGATAAACCGATAAGACCCACTAAAGAAAAGGCAAACTGGTGGTGGGTTGGTAGAGAATTAGAACAACCTGTTTGCTTTGCAAGTTTAAAACAATCTTCTCAATGGTGCGATACAGTATATTTAGCTAGGAGTGGTGTTTTACCAAAGTGGAGAGGTCAAGGTTTACAAAAGAAAATGATAACTATAAGAGAGAAATTTGCTAGAAAACTAGGTTATAATTGGGTGATTACAGATACTACGGATAATTTACCTAGTTCTAATAGTCTAATTAGTAAAGGATATAAAATGTTTTATCCTAGCAACCCTTGGGGGTACTCTAATAGTTTGTATTGGAGAAAAGAATTATGAATTATGTAATAGAACAGATTGCTAACGCTGGACGGTATGGAGACGACAAGCTCGTTCATATGTCATCTGATGAAGTAGCAGGTTTAAAAGGACTTGCAAATGCTTATGGCACAGAGATAACTAAAAATCCACAAACAGGGTTAGACGAAGCGTTTAATTTAAAAAGTTTATTGCCTATGGTAGCAGGTCTGGCTTTAGGCCCAGCAGGTGTTGGTTTGACTGCTTTACAAGCTGGTATTGCAACAGGAGTTGGGGGTGCTCTAATAACAGGCGACCCACTTCAAGGTGCTATGATGGGGCTAGGTGGATATGGTGGTGCTGGTCTAGGCGGAGCTTTATCTTCGGCAGGTAGTGCTGGTGCTCAAGCGGGAAATACAGCCGTATCAACGGGTACTGAGACAATAACTGCTGCAACGCCTACAAATTTACCTAACGCATTTCCTGGTGGAGTTCCACCTATGAATCCAGCTACCGACACACTAGCAATGGGTTCTGGAACAACTCCAGGTTTAGCTAATGCATTTAGTCCTAGTGAGGTAGCGTCACAAGCCGCTAATTATACTCAAAATGTAGTGCCACCTGCTTCAACATCTTCAGGTGGATTCGGGGAAGTAGGGGACGGGTTACAAGGCGTAATTTCTGACGCACCTGGTGCTAGAGAAGCATTTATGTCTCCTGTAGAACAAGGCGGTATAGGTGGTAAGTCAGGTTTATTTAAGTCTGGTTTAGCTGCTTCTGCTCCTATGTTTGAGGAAGCTCTACAGCCAGAAGAAATGAACGCATATTCAGACGGAGAGCCAATACCTTTTGAAAGCTATTTAGATGAATATGGTTTAAGACGTGTAAGACCTAAAAAATTTGCAGAAGGCGGTTTGACAGACGCTAGTTTAACAAATAAAAGTGGTTTAGGTAGCCTAATACAAGGTAGTGGGGACGGCATGGGTGACGAAGTTCCTGCATTAGTTAGTCCTGGTGAATATATAATTACTGCTCAAGCTGTTTCGGCACTTGGTAATGGTAATACAGATGCAGGGGCAAAAAAATTAGATGGAATGATGGACAGAATATATAAATCACAATCAGGGGAAGCTAAACAAATGCCAAGAATGTCAGATAGTGTGATGCCTACATGAACGTAAAATATGTGCCAGTAGAACTATTACACCAGTATTGGAACAAAGTAGGAGGGTATTTACAAGCTGGTCTTGACAAAACAAACGGAGAATATGAACTCGCACATTTAAAAGTTTACTTAGGCACAGGTATGCACAGTTTATATATAGCGGAAGAAGACGAAGAGGTAAAAGGTGCGGCTAGTGTAAATTTTATAAACTATCCAAACCATAGAATAGCTTATATAATAAGCCTAGGAGGTAAGATGGTAGCTAATCCAGAAACTTGGTCTAATTTTGCTGAGTTACTAAAATTAGCAGGTGCTACAAAATGCCAAGGTTGTACTTTAGACTCTACAACAAGATTATGGGAGTCAAAGACAGGCTTTAGAAAGATATATTCTGTAGTTGAAAAAGATATTTAGGAGAATGATATGTCAGGTGGTGGCGGAGGAACACAAGTACAAACAAATATACCCCCATTCTTAGAAGGCCCAACGAAAAAAGTTGTAGGTGCTGCTGATGAATTAGTTTTTGGAGAGGGTTCTGGTTTTACTCCATATGACCCTTATCAAGCAATTGCTCCTTTAAGCCAATCTCAAAGAATGGGTATTGGCGAAACACAGGGTTTAGGACAACAAGCAAGATTTACTCCAGAAGCAGCTCAATATTACATGAACCCGTACCAACAATCGGTAACGGATATAGCAAAAAGAGAAGCTGTGCAAGATGGTCGAATGATGGAAAGAGACTTGCGTGAAAAAGCCGCTAGGGCTGACTCTTTTGGCAATTCAAGAATGGGTCTTGCAGAAGGGCAAGTAAGAGCAGATTTAGGTAAAAGACTAGATGATATTCAAACAAGAGGTAGTCAAGCTGCATATAAAGATGCACAAGCTATGTTTGGTGCAGACCGTGCTGAAACATATAATAGGATAAAAGCGTTAGGTAATGCTG